TGATTGGATAAAAGATATTATTCCATAGACCATAACATGTTAACGACGGAATAATACAAAACCAAATTACAGCTGGCCTCCACCAGGTAACAAATTTTGAATTTGAGTATTTTTCAATTTCCAACAGTTTCATTGTTTGCTGGAATTGCCAATCAGAAATTTTAAGAGCAACCTCGGTCTTTAGTTTTGACTCTAAGTCTTTATCCTTGATTAGTTTACTAAAAATACCAAACAGCCCATCCAATAATTTTTCACCAAGTGTCGCTATTTTTGAAATGATTGGTTCAGTCATTATGACACCTATTTTGAAAATCTAAGCAATGGCAAACTACGCGAAACTCTTCCGGCCGTTAATGGAACACGAACATTTGAAAATTCCATTTTGGATAATACTTTAATTAGTTCGTTAATAACTGTTTTTGTTGTTGAATTGGAAACCTGCCTAACAATATATTCCAGGAATTTTCGTAATTCGTAATACGTTGTTTCTTTTTCACAAATTAGACCAGCACGATGAATTTCATCAATTCCATCGCATTCTGTGATCAATCTATTAAATAATGCACTAAAACGATCTGTATCAAAATTTTCTTTCATTCAAATTATCTCCAAGTGTTTGCCTATAAATAACTTAAGATACGAAAAATCCGAGCTGTGGGCCTTCTCTCGTTTGTAATTCTTCGCGTAGTTCATCGCGTTCTTTTATTCCTTCATCTCCAATTGTCGCATCAATTGATCCACCACCAAGTAATTGAACACTACTAAATTTTTTCCGTATTGTTCCTAGTAAAATTTTTGATTCTGCAAGAGCCATTCGTTTTACCCAATCCTCACCATAAATTTGTTCTTCAGATCGCACAGTGTATACACCAAGAATGATATACAGGTTTTGCATTTGTGCAGTTTTTGGATCGGGATATAACACTAGTGTCTTAGTACGTTCATTATAATTAAAGTCGAATGAATTGCCTCCCATCATCCTAACCATATCCATATAATTATTAGCCAATTCATATGTTACAAATGAAAATGTTCTTGTTAACGGCAGGCTATATGAAACCAATGAATACATTAAAGAACTATCAACAGCAAACAGATTACCAAAGTCACCACCATCAACCTGACGCGATAATGAAAAAATACGCACTACGTTGCTTGGTAATTGAATACCGACACCCTGTACATAATTTGATAAATCCATGGCTAGAAACTGTTGATCCTGTACAGCATATTTTGTAAACAACTCGGTTGCGTCATCAATACACGCGTCCAATTGTTCGGCTGTTAATTCAACCGTTAAAATTGGTGCACCAAGTTTCCTCAAAATATATCGTCTTATTGCGTCTCGATCTTGAATTTCAAAATTTGCGTATGTGCTCATAAAAATTCCTAATTGTTTAACAATCCTATCTATTAAAACGAAAAACTTTCAAATTTAAAGTGTATAGATAGCCGTGAGAAGAAATACTATAATTTCGATAAATTTTAATTGATATATCATAAGTGAGGAAAAAACATGAGTATTAGATCAATTGAGCATCCTTCAGTTGAGGTACGAGAAACCGATTTATCACTAGTAGCGCCAAATCTTCAGATGACGACAGCGCTAATTAACGGCTTTAGTAACATTGGTGAAGATCTTACCCCAACATTTATTTCAAATATGTTGTCATATCAAACACTGTTTGGTAAGCCAACAACCGATGCAGAACGATATTCATACTATTCCGTTCGCGAAGTATTAAATAATCAGGGTAACGTATACTTTGCAAGATTACCATACGACAATGAGGCACGTGGACAATATCGCTGCTTAGGATTTGATTTGGAATCAAATTATTTAAGTGGTTCTGTTGCTGTTTCAGAACTATTTGAACTTGCTACTTCAGCATCGTATGTTAAGCGAATTGAAGTTGATGGTTATTCTGGAATGATTTCTGCATCTGGTCTTGATAATCTTCGAACGAGCAATGACTTTTCAGAGCTTGAAAGTGGATATTCAACAAAGAGCTTTATCGTTGTAAATAAAACACGTAATGCACTTGAAGGACAGAATGAAAACGAAGGACTAATGGTTGTTGTTCTTCCTGCATATAATTCAATTGCATATCAAAATCAAAACGCAAGTTGGTTTGATGCTCCTTCGGCACCCTATGAAGGTTGGGCAATTATGTCTGGTATGCAGACCCCAAGTTCTGTTGCTGATGGTGTTCAAACACTATGGGATGACGATGATTGGGTTATTCGCCCTGATTCACGATATACAATAGATTCAATCTCAAAAGATTTGTCTCGCGAATTCCCAATTTTCCAATATCCACTTGGAAAACTTGATCGTCGTTTTACAAATCATCTAACCGTATTGGTTCTTAAGACGTTCATTGATATAAACAATGGATCAAAGCTTAATTATCAATTAGTAGAAAAGTTTACTGGGTCGCTTGGTCGTAATGATCTGGATCCTGCAACAGGAAAAAGCATATTCCTTGGTTCGTTAATTAATTCTGGATCCCAATACATTGAATTCTATTTCAATTCTTCATATGACGTAAATACGATCGTTCTTAACAATTCGGCAACATCCGGTGCTGTGTATTCTGTGTATCAAGGCATTGGTCCTGAATATGCAAGTTCAATTGTATGGCCAGCAATTAGTTTTTCCAAACAAGAAACACGAAAGAGCATTCTTGTCGCCGACGTTCTTGAATCATTGGAATTGATATTTAGTAAGATGTCAAATTTGGACGAAACTCGTCTTGATCTTGTTATTGATGCAGGCTTATCAAATATTACCCAATATATATTCAATCATATTCCAGCTGATCCAACTGCTGAAAATGCATATTCTCCTGAAACATGGGATGTTAAGGACAGCGTTTCAAGTCGGTACAATTGTGAATATTGGCAATCGGTTGTTGATCTATTGATCAACTTCTGCCAAATGACACGTAAAGACTGTATGGCAATCATTGATGCGCCTCGAGCAATTAGTTTGGAAGGTAACGAAAAGGTTGTTCGGTCAACTCGTCCACAAAATACAATTGATGGCGATATTTTACCAAAGCTAAAATTCATTACAAGTTCAAATTCTAGTTATGGCGCTGGTTATACCACATGGCACAAACGCGTTGATCAATTCACTGGGGTGATGTTCTGGGAACCACCAACAATTAAAGCAGCAGGTATCTATTGCAATACAGACCTAAACTTCAATTTCTTTGAAGCACCATACGGTTTAACTCGTGGTCTAATTAGCGAAGTCGTTGATATATCATTTTCACCTGGTTCAAAACAGGAAGATCAGATATATCTAAAGAATTGGAATTATACAAAGGAATTTCCTTCAGAAGGATTTGTTCTCTGGGGACAAAAGACGTTTCAGGCTGCACCAAGTGCACTTGACAGGATTAATGTTCGACGATTATTCTTGAAACTTGAACGTCATGCTTATGACGTGTCACGTTATTTCATTGGTGTGCTAAACAACTTTTATAATCGTTCACGCTTACTTTCGGTACTTGATCCGAAGTTTTCTGAAGTTCAGCGTCTCGGTGGGATGTACGAATATAAATTGATCTGTGATGAAACAAACAATACGCCGGAAATAATCGATAACAACGAACTAAAATTGGCGGTAATGATCAAACCGGCACGCGTTTCCGATTTCATTCTTGTTGATTTCTATGCAATGCGAACAGGCGCTTCATTTGAAGAAGTAATACTTTAATTAAAAACAAAATAGGAGATTAATCAATGTCTGATATTAAATCACTTAGTGATTTTTACGCTGAGATGGCAAACAAAGGATTGCGACTTCAACATCAATTCCAGGTTCAGTTTTCTCCAAGTCCTGGTGCTTTGGCAATAATTGGTGATGATTCGCTTAAGCAAATACTTGAAAATGTAAGTTATTATGCAACAACAGCTCAGCTTCCTGGAAGAACACAAAATATTCATACTCGTACATACCTTGGATATCCTTTCCAGATTCCAACCACAATGGATTATACCAAAACACTATCATTAACAATGTTATGTGATTCTGGTAAACCAGATGCTGAGTCAAACGCGGAGGTATCAAGCTTACTTCGAACAGCATTGTTAAAATGGATGAACTATCATTCAAACTTAAGTTTAAGTGATGGAATTAACGGGTATAATGCAGGTGGAGTTAAGCGTATTCCAATTGAATCCAAGATTTTACTTAGTTTACTTGATGAAAATCTTGAAACCGTTGTTGAACGATACATATTACATGGTGCATTTCCTGGTGAGATTGGTTCATTAAATCTGTCACATGAATCTTCGGAACCCGCTACATTTGATTTATCTTTAGCGTATCAATTTTTTACGCTAACAAAATAAGAATGTTCTTAACTAAAATAGGGACGTAAAAGTTGATATTATGGGTGTATCCGTTCCAGGAATAATCAATGCAATAAATCCGGCACAGTCGCTAAAGGATTTCTATTCACAATTTGGTGACACATCACGTGGCGGCGGAAATCCATTATATACGCTATCGCAAAATAGCAGGTTTGGTGTCGCATTTTTTTGCAATGATATGTTTCCAAATCCAGTTGATTCACTTGCAGTGAAAACAATGGGGCCGGCCCTGTTTACAAGCATTGCTGGTTCCATGGTTCGCGATGGTGTGCTTGGAGTAATTAAATCAGTTGGTAGTGCGTATCTTTTAACATTTTTAAATACCATCATTAATGGCGTTGAATTACCAGACTTTTCAACAAACGATGGTGATTATCAAACACCAAGTGATAAAGGAATTACTGAGTTTGGATTTTTGAATTTTCCTGGTAAATTTATGTTACCGGAAACAAACGAATTCAAAATAAACTTCGTTGATACAGAACTATCTCCGTTGGACAGTTTCTTTTTCCAGTGGTTATCACAAACAACCGCTCCAGCCTGGGCTTATGAAGATAAGCCGTATATGACTGCAAACATTTTCATATCGCCACTTACAACCGTTCCAGAATTTGGCGGTGGTGAATCAGGTCAAACACTATACCCTCGTCAAGTGTATATTGCATTCAGATGTTTTCCTTCCTCTGTTTCATTGCCTGGATTTAATATCAATTCAGAACCCGGCGAATCCCAACGTAGTGTTACATTCAAATTTTCAAAATTGGTAGTTGTTCCAAGTCTTGTTGGAATAGCCCAACAAATATATTCAGTTGTGAAATAATATGGACGAATTATCAGAAATTTTAAATTGTGACTTTACGAATCCTCAGGATTCAAAATCAATTACGACCACGAGAGATGTTCCACAGCAAGAAAATAAGAACAAAACTGACGCTGAAACACTCGACAAACTGTCAGTTGAAATGAAAAAGTTATCGTCGATTATCGATGGTAATACTCAGTATCTAACGTCAATTAGAGAAAAAAACGAACATCTTTCAGAAAATTTTGATTCATCGGTATTATTAAACGTATATACCGAACTGCTATTTGAATCAAAAGGAATGATGTCGATGATTTCGTATCTTATTTCGTCGTCATCTATTGTTGACCCAGATACAATTACTGCAGCATCATCGTTAATTTCATCGGTTCGTGGTGTAATCTACGACATGATTCAAATTTATCGTGATCATCTTAAACATCGTGGTAGCATTGAAATACAAAAATTGAAAGGTGCTCAGAAGATAAAAGAGCTCGAATTTAAGCACAAGTTAAATTTGGAATTGATCCAGGAAATAAATAGAAATAGTGTCAATGGTGGTAATGTTATTGATGGTGAATGTATTGAATATTCTCAACACAAAGTGTTTAACAATGTCGAAAAACTATAAGGACTACATCAATGTTTATTGAAAAAATTAAAACAGGCATAAACAAAGTATTTAATTTATTTTCATCTGTTGTTGACGATGATTCAAGCAGGTTTTCTGAAATTAAACAAGTTGAACAACAAATTGCTAAAGAAAATAAACAAAACGAAAATGATCAATTTCTTCGAGCATTTAATGCATACTATGGAATTGATTTTGATTCCATTCCAACGAATAAATTGATGCGTCTTAAAGTATATCGTCAAATGTCTACATATCCTGAAGTTGGGTATGCTCTCGATGAAATAGCATCAAGTGTTCTAAATAAGGATGAAAATGGAAATTTCATCAACTTAGTTACAAAAAACATTGAAAAAACTGAAATTAGCGCTGAAATTCAACGGAAATTTAATAAATTTATTGAGTTGTTTGAATTTGAGGAAAACATCTATTCATACATGCATAAGTTATTAACTGAAGGTGAACTGGTATTTGAAAACATTGTAAATACAAAAAGCATTGATTCAGGAATCATTGGAGTTAATGAGATTAAGAATGAAAATTTTGAATTTCTGGTGAACAAGGCAAATAATAATC